TACATTTTGCTCAGTCGCATCATTTATGATTTCAAATAGTTGCTTGCCATGTTTTTCAACCAGCGCATAAAGAATCAATGTATTACCTTTAAGTGACAGAGCAAGATTTTTGATAAACTTGTTCCGCGCATCGCTAGTTACGATTGCCTCAAGTTCATTTTGGTAATCGCCATCAAGCACATCTTTGCGTAGTTCTTTTGGGTGACTCAGTACAAGTATCTTGATCTTAAGATCAGCCAAGTTCTTATCATCGATGAGAGTGCTTGTATCTACAACTTTTTCTATCGGACCGAACAAACCTTCAAGCACCAGCTCATGCACCTCAGCACCATCGAGTGTGCCAGTCATACCGAAACGATATGGTGTATCTGGCATCTTAGTCATAATAGAAGTTAAACTCTTCGCTTTGAACAAGTGTGCTTCATCACCGATGATAACCTTGTAGTTCTTGAAAAATGGTTTCTTCTGTTCGTAAATAGATTGCCATGTTGAAACAGTTATATCAGTCGCAGAAGTTTTTTCTACACCTGCCATGATACCGTGTACTTCTTTATCGTAACCATACTCTTCAAAATCTTTTGTCATCTGCATGACGAGAGAAACAGTAGGAACAACGATAAGTGTTTTTTGATTATACCAACGAGCGATCAGATAAGCGATCAACGATTTACCACTACCTGTCGGCGAAACTAAAACAGCACGGCGATTGCGCACAGCAAAAGAAAATGCTTGTAGCTGATAATCACGTGGCTCTATCGGCATGTGTAAACTTTTAGCAAAGCCACGTGCTTCAGCGATTGATATTTCATCAGTATCTAAGAGTGCTTCATCGACTTCTATGTCATAGTTGTTAGACAGGGCGAAGTCGCGCATCTTTGTATGCAGACCTGTGTAGATACGACTTTTCTTTGCGTCATATAAGCGGATCTTGCCGTCCCAATATCTTTTACGATAGGATGGCATAAATTTTGCGCCAGGAACCTCGAACGTGAGTAAGTCAGATATTTCTTGACACTGACCTGGCTCACACTCAACAAACGCCCACACTTCATCTAACTTCTTGATCTTGAGCATTAACCCATCGTCAGCCTGTGCCAGTCAATCGCATTTTTTAGTTGATATCCTCTGCTGTTTATCGATCTTATGATTTCTTTTAGAACATCGATCTTTTCTTCTTGGGTTGATATTCTAGCATTGATCCGAATCATCAGCTCATCTGTATCCATATACTCGTTGAGTTCATTCTTCAATATTTTTTCATAGAACTGATCGCGACCAAGTTTTTCTAAATCGTCAGTGTCTGCCTTGCCCAAATAATATGATCTCAGCAGTCTGCGCAGTATAGCGCGGTCGCGGATCAAAGTGCGCAAAGATTTATTTTCATCAACCATCATACCAACATACTTAGAGTGTAGTGACGGTATCCGAACATTTTCCTTATCTAAATTGAGATCATCAATCTTAGAGTCTTCACGCCAGCTTTCAACTATTTCATCAATGTTAATCATGAGATCATTCTATATTAAAACTCAACGATTGTAAATGGACTATGGCTCAATCCATTGTCTTTGTTGACGTTTATCTTGTGAGTTGGCATTCATGGGAAAACTAATGCTCAGTCGTTTAGACTTTGGGTTGTAGAAGTGATACGTTTGATCAGGGACATATGCTATATCTCCAGGATCCATATCTTGTTCATATACAAGCTCTAAATCTTCCTCTTGTTTTACCCATGTTCTATGTTCGTTGTCTATGTTTTCTGGGATATTTGCATAAACTTTGATATGAGCAGTTCCGTAGAACTGGCATATGATATTAGATGACCAGTCCCAGTGAGCACTGAAACTTTTACTTTCTGATTGGCGCGAAAAGAAGATATGCGCATCAGTCGGTGAGCCTGAGGAGAGCTCGAGCTTTTTGCAAATTTCATTTATGTTTTTGTTGATACGCGAACTATCCTCGAGACAAACAGCATGCTTATCTAACAATCGATCAAACAAACCTATTGGCCAGTTGTTCTGATCGCAACACCATTCTTCACCTCCCCAACTTAATTCACCGATATCACCTATCCAGTTAATTCGTTCTTGTCTCAGGTTAGGGCGAAAGTTGATGTGATTTTTGAACTCATCCATAGTGAATATTTCATCGGGGTTGAAGCAGTTCTTTTCAAACCAAGGTTTCGATTCATTCACACGTTCAATAATAAGATCATCAGGAAACATACTATATCCTTTCTGTTTTGAACTTCCTATATCTAAATGTTACAGATGCCTCAAGATATTCTAAATCAGGTTGAGTCACATCGAACGTCAACTCTGTTAGCGATATAGGAAACACATCCTGGAAAAATATATTTATATGGGGATTTTTATGACTAGTCAACACAGTAAGAGTAGCGTCAGAAACATAGTTAGATGCTTGTGCTGCACCACCTCCTCGTGCTTTAGTTACGAAGGGTGAAGGATTAGACTCAGCGAACTCTTTCGTTTGCTCAAAACTTTCAGGATGACCCAAGCCCACCAGCCAGTCTTCGATTTCAATATAATTAGTTAAGTCTTCATCGACTCGGAACCTGAGTGTAAATGGATCATATTGTAATCTATCCCCAGGTCTGGGTATGATACCGAACGGAGAAGTTTGCTGCTCTATAGGATTAAGTGTGAGAGTCGGTAGAGTAACAGATTGTGTAAAATAATTTACATTCGGAAGTCGCTTTAATTGAAAACGAAAGCCGAGTGGCGAAAGATAATTTAGATTATCTGGTTGTTCTTGAGTACTCATATGTCTATCCTGTCGTGTACTCTATTTATAATATATTATGACCCCTCGTGACATTACTCATAATAGCGTCACAACCGTTAATTGTAAATGGAATTTAAAAAAAAAGGGGAGAGCCTTTCGCCCTCCCCAGTTTTTGCTCGCCTTATGGTTATTATTACATAAGGTTTGAAACAGCAGCCAAACGATAGTATTTGTTAGCTTTGTTTCCGTCGAAGCCACCAATAACTCCATCGGCATCGGTCGTAGCGAACGGATTCGCGACCATTCCGTATCGAGTTTTGAAGCCAATTTTTGGCTGGAAGGTATCTTCGCCGATGGCGCGGACCATTTGCAGAGGCACGTATGGGCAATAGAACAGACCCGCATCGAAAGCACTCGCACCTTTGTAGCCAACCGTGAAGTAGCGGTTGCCAGCATTGGAGCTGAAGTACGGATCGATGTAAACGCGGATCCGACCATTGAGAACACCAGCGAAGGTGTTACCCGTGTCGTCTACATTGAGGTTCGTCGACATCGCAGGGCTGTAGTCAAGCACGCCAGCCATCGACAACGCGGATGCTACATCCGAATCGCAGATCATGACGTTAGCTTTACCCCGACGAGTTGCCTTCGCAATTTCGTTGGCGTCGCGTTCGATCTGGAACAACAGACCTTTGAACTTCTCAACCATCCAACGACCGTTAGAGTCGGTGTCAAGGTTGAAAGTACCAGCGGAAGTGACATTTTCCTGAGCACCAGGAGTTGCAGAATAGTTAATCGTACGAATGACTTCGCGATTGATTTCCGCAAGGATCTCAGCAGAAAGAATATTGCTGAGCTCAGTTTCGGCGTCAAGACCATGAACTGCCTTAAGATCTTGAGCCAATTCCATCGTGTACTCAGCTTTCAGAGCACGAGATACTGCCGTGACAGCAACTTTCTCGACACTGAATGCCATTTCTTGGAAAGCATTCGTAGCACCATCGCCACGAGCTTCCATATCCGCAGTTGAAACACCAGTTGATACGCTATAACCAGTGACAGCTGAGTCAGCAGCACGAGTCGTAGGATCATTGCTGGTTTGAGTTTTACCACCAGTTGCGTTAGCAACAACGAGCTGAGAAGCTGTGTTAGCAACAGCAGAACGCGAGAACGTGGTATTGGCTTCGTCGAACAGAGCTTCGGTGCCAGACTGGCTGCTGAAGCGTGAACGAAGCGCAAAGATTAGACCAGTCGGACCAGTCATAGGCTGAACGCCGCATACGTCATAGGCGATCAGGTTAGGCATGGAACGACGAACGAGGCTGATTAGCACTGGGTCGAAGATATCAACAGCACCGTCAGACGCGGTCGAGGAAGAAGCACCCATCGCGTTCGTAGGTGCAGCCTCGCCCAGTAGTGACGGAGCGTTATATCCACCAGAGCCAACGCCCTGTTCACGAGCCGATTGCTCCTGGTTTTCCAAAAGCTGTGCGACAACGTGGCGTTTGTGAGAGTCACCGATCTTATCTAGATCTGGATGATCAAGAACGGGACCCCACTTTTCCATTAGGTTATCAGACATTTTACTCTCCTTCTCCTTTCGAGATTATTTCAAACAATATTTATAAAATGCTATTTCTTAACTTGTCGTGAAATGCTTGCGACATAGGCACCCATGGCACCCTTGGGGGTCGCAGGTTCCTCATCATCAATTTCAATTGGCTCGTCATCAAAACCAGCCGTTTCGGTGATTACCTCTTTCGGACCATCGAAATAATTTTCGCGGATCGTTTGAAGTTTTTCACGGAAATCTTCTTCGCTTTCAAAATCGACTGCCTCAGATAGAGATTCCATCTTAGCGATTTGAGTTTCGGTCAAACCATCGATTTCTTCAGCAAAAACTACAGCACGCTCGAACTCTTCATTTTTCTTTTTGAGTTCAATCGTTTCTTCAATCGACTCGTTGAGTTTTGCCTCGAGCTCTTCAACTTTGTTAGCGAGCTCCTCAACTACATCAGCCTTCTCTTCGGGAATATCAATGTAGTGATCCTCAAACAAGTTTTTAAGACCGCCGATGAAAGACTCAGCAATTTCGCCACGCAAACCGATGTCCACAGCAAGTTTGTTTTCTTCCATCCAAGACTCAACAACATAATCGAGATAGCTATCGACTTTATCAACAAGTTCTTTATTGAATACTTCAGTAGACTCAGCAAGTTCTGACTCAGCAACCTCAGCAACTTCGGCGAGCTTATCGTTGACTTTAGCAACAACAGCTGTTTCGAAAATTTCGGTTGCTTTTGCTACGAACTCTTCTGAAACTTCGGAACCAGCGAAAATTGCTGCGACATCATCAGTGATATCAAAATCTTCGCGAGTTACTTTTTCGAGCACGACTTCTTCTTTATGCATGCCCTCTTTTTTCATCTTATTTTTATGCATACCCTCTTTGTGCATGCCCTCAGTACCGTACATGCCCATCTTTCCCATCATGGCTTGTAGGTCAGCTTTTTTCATTTGACCCATATGTGCCATGGCAGCGTTAAGCATAGCCATCTTAGTTGCAGGTTTTACTGAGGAGCCTTGAGCCGGAGGAGCTTTATCTCCCTGATTTTTCGATTTCCCTGGAGCTTTCGCAGTTGCTGCTGTTGGCTCAGGAACCTCGGAGGGATCGCCCATGGACGCTTTCTTTGCTTCATCAATGCTCTCATCTTGAGCATCTTCGAGCACTTCGTCCTCGACGATTTTTTCTAGTTCTTCAGACATATTTCTATCTCCTAATTTCCTCATTGAAATTTCTTGACGTCTTATTTATAAAAATGGATCTATAGACCCCTCACTAATTTTTCCCAAACCTTAAGAACCTCAGCCTCAGTGCGTCTCGTTGAAGCAGCTTCTTCGATTTGTTGTTTGGCTGAAGCAATGTCAACCTCATGAAGGATGCCATTATCCCAAACCCATTCTTTGCCTTCCATAATACCTTCAACGAACGCCTGTGGTGCGGAGGGATCAGCAACGATATCGCCAGCGGTTGCGAGATGAAAGTCTTTACCAACCTCCATCGAGTCACCTTTCTTAGCGAGCGTTCCCATACCTCGAGAGGAAACACCAAGTTTTGCGCCTTCGTTCATGAGATTTTTTACAATATTGCCATATGGCGTGTCCATAATCTTAGCTTTTCCTCTGAAGTTATCGCCGTCTTGGCGCAACTCTTTAATCATGTGTGAAACACGTTCGAGGTTGATCGTTGGACCTTGAGGATGACCGAGCTCACCATAAGCACGGTTCTCCGCAATATATTGTTTATTATAACGGTCGACTTCTTTCTTCAGAACATCAACGGGATAGACTCGACCGTTTTTGTTCTTGATATTACCTTGCATGAAAACGCCTTCAATGAAGTAATTTTTCTTTCCTTCTTCATTAAGATCGTCTTCAACTAGGCATTGAATATCTTCGTTGACTTCGCAGATCAGTTTCATTTATCCGCTCCCCTTCGCAACTTTCGTGCCAACTGTATCTGTGTTACCTGCATTGATTGTATCTGTTGGTTGTTTTTCGATTATGATCATTTCACCTGCATTGAGGAACACTTGAGCCTGACTCGCGCCACCATAATCACCACCACCATTTATGATAGAGGCTGTATTTGCTATGGTTAAGGTTCTATCTGTGGAACCTGTGTTAACCACTAACACAGAAGTTGCTAGGAAAACATTTTTCGCTGAATTAAGTTGAACTGTGTTCGATATGGGTCTAACGCGCATCTATGAACTCCTATTTGTTTCCCATGGCGAAGTCAACCATCTTCATCATTCCTGTGAAATCTTTGTTGACGGTTTGCTCAAATTTTTGTTTATTACCAGAGTTCAGTTTGCCATGAGCCGAAACGAGAGCTTTAGCCGTATCAGGATCGACAGATTCGAAACGACCATTGGAAAAGCGAACACGCCCTTCGCGCTTGCTTTTGGCTATCTTTTGAATATCTTGAAACGCAGTTTCTTCTAGCTCAACACTTTCCTTGACAGGATTTACTACCCGAAGATCACCAAATCTTTTAGGTATAGCTTTGCTCTTATCAGGATTTTTAGAACCGTCGTGATTCACTTTGACATCACTAGAACCTTGCTTGATTACAGGTTCACCTGCCTTTTCGTAACCCTTATGCGGTCCCCCAGGTTTAGTAGCTCCCTGAAATACATCGTCACCAGCAACAGGATGCTTTTTCTTTTCAACTTTGTGTTTGCCTTTGAAGTCGCGCTCGCCTTTCGCGCGTGGCTCAAGAGATTTAGTCTCATCATCCTTTGGGTCATATGAGTATGGATCGTCAGCCTCTGACCGACGTTCCTCTAATTTTGAGCGTTTGTTGAGCTGCTCTACAAGCTGCGAAAAAGATTTAGACATCAGGCTCAGGTTCCTCTGCTTCTGGTTCGTCTACTTCGACCTCGAGTTCTTCAGGTTCTTCTTCAGGCTGGAGATATGAAGCAGCAACCTGCGTCTTTCTCGCATCGATTGCGTCACCTAGACGATCCATGAGAGCGGACTGTATACTTGACTGAAAGTCGGCAGCATTACTATCTCTAGCAGCCGCGATCGCTTGTTCAATATCGCTCATAAAATATCTCCTGTTATCTAAAATTCACGATTATTTATAATTCGTTGGCTGTTGGTTGGGCTTGCGGCTGATCTTTTTCTTCAGGCGGCTCAGCTTCTGCTACGAGCACAGCACGTAAAGTTGCAATCCTACCGAGTTCCGAACCTTCGAACGCACCTCGTTTAGCACACACATCAATCACGTTAATCATACCAAGAACATGTTCTTTTTCCATATTGTAATCCTTTCTTAATCATCAATATATGATAATGAAATAAACCACTCCGATAATTCTTTGATTCCGAGACAGGTATATATCGAAACCTTGTTAGCTGCTGTGGTTGGTTGTGGAACAGATGAAGAATTGTTTATAGAAAATCCATCTGTTGCCGAAAAATCTACAGTTCTATTACCTGAGCCATCCTGCTTCACAACAATTGTAATAGTTTTTACGCTGTTATCAGGATAAGTTGATAAAGCAGGAAGTGTAAATGTTACGTTGCCATTCAATGTATAGAGTTGGATATTGTCGCTAGTATCAAGTGTTTTAGCGGTTCCCGAGTTGGCTAGTGCGCTAGCAGACTCAGTAAACTCATCAAGCATGTTATTATTAAGAGTCAATGATTTACTGCTACCGTTCATCACGATTCCACCTGTAAATGTAGAATCTTGCTCTGAATCAAGAGTCAGCGTAGTAGTTAAACCAGCTGCTTTCCCTGTTTGAAACACTATAGTATTCGCAGAGCCTTGTTTGATTGCAGTATTAGCACCTAAATTTAATTGTACATCAGCACCCGAAAGGACCAAGTCCCCACTCATTGTGCCGCCAGTTTTGAGAACTACATTCGCAACTTGAGCTCTATCACTTATCA